GGCGTCTTCGGAATCATTGCAGTGTTACCGTGAATCAGTCCCTGATTGTCACCGGCAATAAAGTCCCCATCACGAAGGTCGAAAGCGCAACGAATTTCAGGGAACACAAGGTAATGGCCGTCATATTCCCCTTGAGTAATTGCAGTAAGAACGGCAATACCACCTTCGCAGTTATTACCGTCGTAGTGCATCGCACAACGGAAGTTCCAGTTTAACGTAAGGGCAGTGAACACCGTACCGAAGAGGTTATAGTGCGGGTCTTTCACGTTACTGAACCGTTCGTGAAGGCGGTCCCACCGAGGGTTTTCCGGAGTGTTTAGGGTCTCTTTGAGTGCGGAACAAGCTGTCTGATAAATATCCGTGTGGCTTACGAACCCCTCATAGTCTTTTACAGTTGTTGCGGTCAAACGACCGTAAGGGTTACGTGCACCCCTATCAAAAGCACCAATCACGTTGGAATAGCACTTGTTTGAACGGTATTGTTTTCCCACATACCTGTCGTCGGCACGTTTCGCCTCAGAAACCTTGTCCTTAGATACACTCCAAGTCTTGGATAGCCACGTCGGGAACCACTTCGCAAGTTCTCTACCCTTCGCTTCCTTCAGCTCTACCTTTCTTTCTTCGCTCAGCGTTTTCTTGCGAAGTTCCTTCTCGATAGATTCTAAAGCTTTCTCAATTTCTGGGAAGTCCTTTTTAACATCATTCACTCGGACAGTGAGCTTTGACATGTCGGGGGAGAGAGAAGCAATTTTCAGTGCCTCTTCCAAGTCAGTGACTTGACCGGCCATCGCCTTCTTGAAGAAGTTTAGAATACCGTTGGTTACCCTTATCTCGAGTTGGGTAGTTAGTTCTCTACCAGCAACTAGGCCTCGTTGGTCTGAGTACAAGTCTCTTGCTGCCCAGCGGAAGTATTTCCAAGTTTCCGGGCTACCTTTCGAACCATCGCGCAGCTTCGGAAAAAGTGCCTTACGAAAGGCAACAACTTTCACTCCGCCCACATAAACGTCGCAGTCTTCTTGAATAAGGTTGTCGTAAGAGGTTTCGTCGGCGAAATAGCCAATGTAGTCTTTCGGGTCACACTCGTATAGCTTGTCGAGGTCGATTCGGCGGGGCTCTTGGCGAGAGCTTAAATCACAGACAACGGCTTCACTTACAGAACAGTTATCGTTGCATTTTTCATTTCCGGTTGAAGCGGCTTTAGAACTCTTCGTTAAGTTTTCTGTCACAAATGTCATCTTTGGTTGATCGGGAGGAATTATTACCCAACGATGTTAACTGGCTCTTTTTCTTGCGACTAAACAAAAGAGTTGACCCTAGTAAAAGGTGTCACTAATTAACATCAATCACACACTCTTAAAGAGTATTGGTTGGTGTCTCGGGCAAGGTTGAAATAACGGTTAACAGCAGCTTGTATGAACTTTTCTCCCTGTCCTCGAGGGGCACAAGTTCGTTTAGAGCAAGCAAGGAAAGCTGCTTGAGTGTTGGGCCAGATGGCGAACCAAACTGTCGTACTAGCTTAGCGGGAAGACTCGGCCCGTAACCTTTTGCACCTGCTTGTTCTTTCCTGTCAAACTCCTGTGCAATTTCCTTGACTACCCACTCTGCCACCTCTTGCACAAAAAGTTCGGTTTTAGATCGGTCTTCACAGAAGTAACGTTCTCCCCATTCGTTCAATTGTTCTTGTTTAGGTCTCATAGTACATGTTTTGGTTTAAATAAAAAGAGACCCGAAGGTCTCACTGAAAGTACTCGAATTTTTGTGAGAACGCGGCCCTCATCACAGACTGCATGTTTAGGGCAATGTCTAGATCTGTGCTGCAGTGGATTTTGTCGTCCAAAAGCTCAGGTATGACGAATGGTTGACTCTGTGTAATCTCGTCTTTGTAGAAGTAAATGCGGTGCTTAACACCAGTTCTTTCACAAAGTTCGTTGATTCTCTTTGCCTCCTTCACGAAGTTTTCACCGTGGCCCTTAATGCCGTCGTCTCGACACTCAAGATCAAGGTACTTGTGAAGCATCTCGTGCAAGAGAATGCTTCTTGTTTTTACAGGGTCACCTGCAATTACGCGAGAGAGGCGAATTGTTCCGAACCCACGTCGTGCAGACGTTTTGTATGTGCCAAGAATTCTGCGACCCATGCGACCATCCCACTTTAGGGTGTCGTATCGCGACCAAGTTTCTCCGTTTTCGTCTGTCCGAGTCTTACAGGGAAGAACTGGTAAGTCCCCGTTGAAGTAGCGGGCGTTAAATTCTGCGTAAATCTCTCCAAGATCGTACATCACCGTGGGATCCGGGCAGAACCGGTGAAAGAACGACTCAGAAAGGGTCGATTTTAGTTCCATACACCTACTATAGCGTCTTACGATTGAAAAGGCAAGCGGGGAAACCGTCCTCGAAAGGTTCGGTTAACCGTCGCTTGCCCGGTGAAAGTGCTGCTAGGGACTAGCAGATCTCAGTTAGCTTTGTAGCTGTACGTGAGCTTTGCTTGGTGCTTACCGTAATTCTGTTTTTTCACAGACCAGGACACGGCTAAGTTCTCCCTGGTCACTTTCTTACCTTCTCGGTCTTCAAGGGGGAAGTCAAAGACGTCAACAGTGTTTCGCTGAGGATTGACAGCAACGAGCAAGACTGAGTCTGGCTTATCTGCTTCAGATGCGAAGTTGATAGGGCTTATCTCAGCAGAGTTCGCACAAGCGACCAGTGCGTTATCGGCTCTACGTGAAATGACGCGAGTGAACACTCGCAGTCTTTTACCGTTGTCCGTAACAACGTCCACGTACTTTCCATCCGTTTCGTCAGCAGTTCGGCCCCGAAAGACTTCACGCACGAGGTCTCGCCCCAGCCAGCGGGTGTCGAGTGCTACATCCCTCACAGACCCGTCGGGTCGGGGGCTTAGGGTGGGTGCAGTAAGGAATCGCGTAGCACGAAGGAGAATTTGTCCAGCGTGCTGCTTATCAAGGGGCTGAGCAGTTTGGGTAAGCATTTTGGTTGTCGGATTGACTCTTTAACTATACCGTTTCTATAGGGCAGAATAAAGGGGGTTAACCGCCCTAAGGTAAGGGTTAACCGTTCAACCCCTTCACCAAGTCAGTCGTGGTCAGCTTGGTCTACACTAAATCCGGCACGAGTCGCAACTATGACGTTGTCCGAACCAAACATGATCTTCATGATCGGCTCCATAACACTTGATGTGAGTAGCTTCGCCAGGGAGTGTGTGGACTCAACGTTCACGCCATCAAACTTAGGGTCCTGGTCCGACCATACCTCATCCTTCTCACCGTCGTACTCACCCCAGCTCGTCAGGTCGTCAAGATCGTCTCCTTCGGCGTTCGTGAAGTACGGGTCATGCACGCTAAACGTACACGGATCCCCATCGTTGAAGTACGGGGCGTATTGAGACCACGTTACGGCCTTAATCGCAGGGTTCTTTTCCCAGAACTCAGCAAAGTACTCTTTTAGCCTCTCCTGAGCGACCTTTTGGAATCTCTCTTGTTGCTCTGTAAACTCTTGAATAAGTAAGTCGAGGGATTGTGACATGGTTTAGTCTCCGATTGGAATGAATTTGGTTTGTTTGTTGGGTGACTTGTTAGTGCCAGACATCCACGGTTGTGCAACCATGTTGTTTAGGTACTTTTCGACCGTGGGAATGAACCCGAGGTCTTGAATAATGTGATCTTCGGCGATGTCTCGGGGAGAGTAAGTTATTCCAGCAGAGTTTGTGCGTGTGCGACCGAACATCTGCTCAACGACAAAACACCCGAACGACGAGTGAAGCAATGCCCGGTGACGAATGTCTGGAAAGGCAATCTTGCTACTGTCAATAAAGTCGTCGATATCGGCGTAGTCGTCTGGGGAGCCTCCGTACTTTCTGGCATGTATCCTCCCGTGTAGAAAAGGTTTCATATCAAATGTGGAAGTTTTAACAAAGTTTTTCGTCAGTCTTTCAAGATCGTGGCTGACTCCATGAGGTCTCCCGCTCAAGCCGAACTTTGTAAGTTTCTTTAGAAGTGTCGTACCAAAACTCAGGATCTTTTGCTCGGCACGGTGGCACATTCGTGAAGTTCTCCTCACGTGGTAAAAGCTTGGACACTTGTCGTATGCATTCCTGAGTAACCTCGTCAACCGTTTGACACCCGTCGATTGTAACCACGGGGTAACATTTCAGTCCCAGTTGTTCGTTAGGGGTTTGAAACCCTGTAAGCAAACGGTCGAAAAAAGGTCGTTCTGACCGCTCAAATCTGTCTCGGACAGTCAGCCCGTCGTTTTCTCGCCTTGAGAGCCGTCTCATAGACTCATCAACGGGAACGTCGAAAAACAGTTCTAAGTCAGGGTACAAGACTCCGCAGGCAAGTTCGTGGGCTTTCTCTACCGCTTCAGATCCCAAACCTCGTCCCCACCCTTGATAGGCTAAGGTGCTTGCGTAAAATCGGTCGCATAACACCCAGTTGCCCTTTTCTAGCTCCGGCATTATTACTGTTGCAACGTGCTGAGCCCGGTCGGCCATGATCAGTAAAAGTTCGGCTTTCGGTGTGATCGCAGCCTTAGGGTCCTTAAGCAAGTCTCGCACACCGGGTAAACATCCTGGCTCTCGAGTTGTAACCACCTTAACTCCCCATGGTAGTCGACCGCTGGTAACAAGCCACTCGAAAACAGCCTTAAGCTGAGTTGTTTTTCCGCAGCCGTCAAGACCTTCAAAGGTTATTAACTGTCCTGTGTAGTTCATAGCGAAATTGTTCGAATATAGTTTTGGTAACGGGTGAAGCGACCAACAGACGCTTTCACGTTCAAGCTCCGACAAGCTTCACAGTAGGAGAGAAACTCGTACCACGGGGTTGTGGGATCTAAAGTCTCGAGCTTGGCCTCTGCCCGTGTCTCAGAAGTACCATGGCCCTTAGTCATGTCTCAGCCACGGAGGCGCCCTGAAAAAGTTTGCAAGATCGTCTGGGGATTGGGGGTCCAACTAAATGAGAGGAAGGATCCGCAAAGCCGAGGTTCATCCCGTCGATAAGTTCGTCGAGAGACCCCGGCTCAGGCTCCCCCGAGATTGCCCTCCGACGTGCTTTCTGAAGGATCTCGTAGGCGTGGCGATTGTGGTCTGACCATTTCTGAATAAGGGAAATCTCCTTAAGGGAAATCTCCTCGTGTCTTGAGATACGGTCGGCAATATCTTGTAGCTGGAGTCGTGTGTCAGTGGACAACATTTGACTGAAGGGTTGGGGTACTAACCTGGAAGTTGAGCTCCGCTCAGCGTCTGTGCTCAAAGGTCGAAAGACGCCAGGGAATGTGCTAAACAGATTTCGTCTAATGCTTGCTTGCATTGTTCGGCGCAATCAACTAGAACTTGAGCGTAGTCAGCCCTACCGATGTCGTCCACTCTGTCAATGTCACGTTCGAAAGACGCTTGCTTCTCCTTAAGCAGGTCGTTTATGAGCGACCATGTCTCGCGAGGAAGTGAAACAGAAATAACGGAATCAATTTTCATGGTTGTTGTTTGGCGTTGAGGGTGTTGTTTTGGCAGGTGGGAAGCACCACGAAGTTGCTCTACCCTGAACTTTTCAACAAGCTCCTGTCTCTCTGGCACGACATTAGGTAGGTGGAAGCTCATTTCGGCCATGGTAGCCATTATGTCTCTTCTTTTCCTAGGGGGGTGGTGCGAGTGTGTATGAATCATTGCATAACCTGAACACAAGGAATCCCAAGTTCTCTCACAACTTTACAGTTGTCTTGGTTGTCGTCGTACCAAAGCGAAGGACGTCCGAAATCTTCAATAATTGCGAGAGCTTGCTCGGTCTTAACGTAGTGGTCGGGGCGATCGTCCCCGTCCTCTCTCATGTATAAGGCGTCGAACTTAACACCCACACTTTGTAGCCAGTTTTCTGAGTTGGCTCGAAGACGATTTGGGCGAGCAGTGGATATCACGATTGAAACCCCGGAGTCAGCCAGCAATGTCGCAAGTTGAACGAGTGGCAAATTGGCTCGAAGCGTTGCAACATTATCTTCGTAATACCACTCACTCGTGAGTGTCATGTCAATGTCAAACACTACTAAGGGGTTATTTTTAGGTGTCACGACACAAGGGCAATATAAATACTGTCTAGTTTTTGAAGCAATATGTTCATTTTCGCTGCCTCGCTCACAGCCAAATCAAGCTGTCCACGTGTCACATAAGTGGCAATTACCTGACTCGCTTGTGCCCTGAAGGTGGAGGAAAAGGCTTCGGCACACTGAGCTAAAACTAGCCAGTCTGAGTTGGGGAGACTCACCGAACGGTGAATTTCTTCACCTTCACCTTCACCTTGTGTGAAGACCTGTGTAATCGCGGAAGTATGGCTCATGGGTTAGGATTGGGGTTTTTTGGCCATTTCAAGCTGAGCCTTGTAGAGTGCCACCCTCTTCTGGGTACCCGTCTTAACGAGGTTCAGATGGTTGAGTGTTCGAGTGGGGTTTGTTGGTTTCATTAGGTATGGTGTCGCCTCTTGTGAAGTTGGTTTAGGAAGAGAAAGCCCCCTATCTTAGTGAAAACCTCGATTGGTTGCCACCTTAGGTACGAAGAGGTAAGATACCACTTTCCTTCGGCATTTTTGTAAACTTTCCCCACGAGTACATCCGTAGTGGGGCACTTGTAGGTTACGAACGATGGGAAGTTAAACCCAACTCGAAGGGGTGACTTGTACGGGGCAGGTTTATCGTACACGGTTGACCTCCTCCCAGTAGTCTGATCGTGGTTTGCTGTTTTTCGTCACAACTCTGACTCGGACCGTAGCTTTTCGCTTTCTAAGCATTTCAGCCAAGGTGGCCCTGAGTTTAGGGTCCGTGGTGGTATTATAGGCTTGTTCGAGTCGCTCGTAAACTGCGGCCCGGTTCGGGATCTGCAGGTTTTCCTTGTTCAGTACCTCAGAGCTGAGGTCCAGGGTTCCTAGTTTACCTTGAATTTTGTTCCTTCCGAAGTTCCCCGAGACTCTGCCGTTCGTTCGAAGTTTCGGCTTAATTTTGCTTAAGTTGCTGTTTTCCATGTCCTACACATGCTCCACAGAAAGATCGCGAGAAGCTTCGCATGAGTATTGGAAAGCCAAGTCCATGAGGTAGTCCTCTACTTGCCTGAGCTTTTCAAGAGCCGCTTCCCGTTCCTCGCAGAATAACTCCCATGCTTCCTCATCCCTAGTACCGCGAGAGGGGCAGTTCGCTTGGATAAGTTTCTTTCGGGCATCGTGAACAGACGCCCAAACCCCGTTGTACTCAGACGCAAGGGCAGAAGCATTAGTTTCACTCTTCTCAGTGGCAGGGGTGCAGGTCATTGCTTTGCTTGCGGGTGGGACTGAGGGGTCAACTTTTGAAGGAGGCAGGCGCGGCGAGCTCTCGCTTGGCGAAGAGCTTGGGGCTTGGTCCTGCCCTTTCGTTTCCTGCCCTTTTGGCGGGGTCCGAGTTTGGAGCGGACTGAGTCGTTTTCCATACATTTACTATACCGTTTCTGCGAGGCAGAAACAAAGGGCGAAAACCGCCCCATGAAGGGGGGTTAACCGCCCACTCTCCCACAAGGACTAGTTAGGGACTGGATTGTGTATTAGCCCAAAGACGTTCAGGGTTGTTCCAACTACAATGACAGCTACTACATCCCACTGCTTTTTCTTTACAAAAAAGGGAAGGCTCAGAGTGCTCCCTGTAATCAGAATTAATAGGCCCACCTTGCGGTCCAAGAAAAGCAAAACAAATTGTCCAACTACCAACGCAATATTTCCAAGGATGCGGAGGTAAGTGAGTCTGGGGCGGACACGTGGGTATTTCATGGTCCGAAGGTGTGATCGGTAGTTATTCGTCCTACGAAACAACCTTGAGTGTTTTTAGAATCTTGCTCAACCGTGCTGGCTTCAAGTACGACTTGAACTCTAAACCCTCAAAGAGTGCTTCTACACTCTGTTCAGACGGCGGTGAAGATGCGTACCACGACAAATCGGGAACATCGTCCTCAAGAGTGACCAGGCGAAGGTTACTAAAGAATGTGGACGCAGCGGGAATAACCTTAGGGTGAAATGCTATACGATCAGCAAGGGACAACTCTGAGTTTGTACCGCTGGTGTGGCACTCTTGGATTATCTTCGCAGCGGTCTTCGGGCCAACGCCGGAGACACCTGATATGTTATCTGAGGAGTCCCCAGACAAAGCCTTGAAGAACTTGACGTCTGAGGGGGGAACACCGAAGTGCCCTTTAACACCCTCAATGTCAACCAGCTCCATTTTCTTAGCTGAGTTGAAAAGCAGCACCTTTACTCTGTCGTTGACAAGCTGAAGCAAGTCCTTGTCGCAAGTCAAAATGTGAACTTCACTGTATCCAGGAGAGTTACGAGAAATATGAGCTACAACATCGTCCGCCTCAAAGCCCTGGGCACCCACTGGCGAAAAGCCAAGAGCTGGAAGGACGTCTTCAACCAGGAGGGAAAGGTCGGAGTAGTGCTCAACGCTGGCTTTTTCTCGATTCGCCTTATAAGTACCAGATTCTTTCTTGCGAAAGTTCCCACCCCTGTCGGTGCAAGGAACTACGCAATCGTACTCGTACTGAGCCATTACGGCGAATAAGGCGTTGCAAAACCCATAAGTCCCAGTTACCGGTGCTCCATAGCTCGTAACCATTTCACCCATAGCTCGCCAGAGAGCTGAGCGAGAGCGAAAGAATAGCGCGGATGTGTCTACGAGAAGCAGTTTCATTGTTTTGGTGTCGGAACTTGGCTCTATACTAGTCCCTGTAGGGTTACCGTGAGAACTGGTGAAAAGTATTTCGAGTAACGTTGTAAGCGGTTAGGCGACCCTTTGGCTTGGAGTATGCGCATGTGTCAATATTTACGCGTTGCCCCATCACAATCGGGATATAGTCCTGTGGGGGCTCTTCGAAGTTGGTGGGAGTATGCCCGTGAACAACTTTCTTCAGTCTCGGGTTCCACCCTTCGAATTCCGGCCCATAGGTCAAGAAAGGTTGACGAATCCATAGCAGTGCCTCCCCCCTTCCATCGACAATGAGCTTTGCAGGGTCGTGACCGGGGTAGATCCCCGCGTGAATGAAGAGAGTGTCCGCAATTGTCATGTATAAGGGCAGCTCCCGAATCCACTCCTTATGCTTTCTTTCCATCTCACCCACCTGGTCATAGTTTCCGCCGTTTTGAACCCACAGCACGTAGCTACTACCGAATGGGTCTTCCAAAGCATCAAGAAACATCCTCTCGTGGTTCCCCATCAGGGCATAAAAGGCTTGAAGCCCCCAACTTTCCGGATCATCGAGGAGATTTTTCGTATGCTCCAAAACTTTCAGGTCGCCCCTACCACGATCAATCATGTCACCTAAAAGTATGACGGTGGCTTGAGACCCTTTCACCCAATTCAGAAATTGTTCGAAAAGAGTCCAGGTCGCGTGAATGTCCCCCAGAGCAACTACGTCCCCCGGCTGTATTTTGTTGTCGTAAGTTATCATCTTGTCAGTATATAAAGTCAATACGGTGGAAGGGTTCGTTAGTGATATTCTTGATGGAAGCTTGTAAGGAGGCGTGCATGCGCTCAATCACCTCTTCTGGAACTTTACGGTCGCGAGAAGCATTCTGGCGTAGGCAAACGGCGAGGGGCTTTTCAATGACTACCGCAGTAACCTTATCGTAACCGTATGAGTTCAGCATAGCAATTGCTTCCTTGCGGTAAGCTGCCCTGTAATGTGTTCCGTCCATAATCACGGTGCGACCGACACTCTCCTCCAGAATCTCCAGCATACGGTCGTGAATCTCGGTGTAGTTTCCCTGAATGTCCGCGTTCCCGTAGAGCTCGGCGCGGATTTCATCGCCGGAAAGTACAACGGCATCTGGGTGAAGCTCTAGTAGCTTAGCCACATGGGTTGACTTACCGGAGCCGGGGGCACCGACCATCACGTATGCTTCGAGGTTGTTTTCCATACTTGTATTATACCGTTATTCCTCGTCAGGGCAAGGCGGGAAACCGCCCAAGGACAAGCGGTTTACCGGCCAACTTTAGCTTTTGGTCTCAGACCGGAAAAAGTTATACTCTTCAACCCACTCATGAAGAGGGTCCTCATTCACAACGTCCCCACTGTTGTTCACATAGTCTTGAACCACCCAGGCAATCTCTCTAAACTCAAGGTCGTTCCAGGGCCATGACGCACCCACTTTGACGCCAGGGTAGCTCCTAAGCAGATACCTTAGCTTTTCTTTGAGCCTTTCGGAACTTTTCATTGTTTCTCAAGAGTGTTGCAAGTTTTAAAGCGTACCTGTTCCCCTGAAAAGGTGCAGGGTTTTTGCCTTGGTCTAAAACCTTTCTCAGCGCCGTGCTCGAACCACTTCGTTCGTTCTCGTGAAAAGAAACACCAAAGAAGTGAGAAAGTTGCAATCCGAGAGAAGCTTGGTCGGACCCCAGAACGAGAACCACTTCGCTTGGCTTCCTGTTTTTTAGAGCATCTGACAACCCCGCATAGGGATCGATGGCCTTTAGAAATGATACCCTACTCAGGTCAATGCTCGCTTGGCGGCACAGCGTCCGCAGAAGTAAAACTCGAAGGTCCCAGTCGTTATTCTGTCTCCCTAAGGACACATACACTTTAGCGGTCGAACCAAGGGTGAGCAACTTTTTAACTAGCTCAACATGGCCGGGGTGGCCTATGTTAAACCTCCCGAACGTTACAGCGGTTTTCACAGATGTTTTCTAAGTGTCAGGTGTTTTAGGGTCCGGTTGTCCCGTCAGGTCGAGCAAAGGGGCTTCAGGGTCGTAGTGCACGTACCCCTTTCGAGAACCTTGCCACATTCTGCTAGGGTCCATGCTATGCTTGTCCGCCAACCCCTTTCCAGCTAACGCGGCAAGTGCTTTGATAAAGCCATGAGTTTCTTCGTAGGAAACATTTAGATTCACGTCAACTTTCCACAGGAGTCGGTATGAGCTTTTTCCGGGGTGTTGGCCGTCAGAAAACGTTCGGTAAGCGAGCCAAGGCTTGTAGCCTAGCTCAGTGTAAAGCTTGACCATTCTCCCAGGGTTAACCTCACACTTGTCAAAATCCACTCCAATGAGAGTTTGCGTATGCCAGCACAAACGCTGATACTGAAGCTCCATAAGGTCGAGTCCTTTGAACAGACAACCGTAAAAGGTACATCCTTTCTCGGTAACTAGCTCAAGGAAGACCCCGTCACTGAGCGACTCCCAGGGCCTTTGAATCATGTAGTCCCGAAGCTTTCCGTACTCCTGAATTGTTTCAGGTTTTTGTAGGCGCCCTCGGGGGTCAATTTGGCAGAGAATACTTTTCGGCACCTTTAGCTCGTGAAGTTAGTCAGTTGAAGATGAATCTTTCGTTATACTCAGCTTTTATGTCCTGAAACTTTGCCCTAACCTTCCTTTCTAAATCAACTTCCGGCACTCCGTAGATAATTGCAGGCCAAAATAAGTCCGCAATTCTGCCGTCTCCGCCACCATCCCAGTTGTTAAAGGAATGTTGTGCAACTTGTTCGACGAAAGAATTAAGTGGGAGAAGTTTTGGCATACTAAACTTTGTTGAGGGGGCTAACGAGAAAGAACCAGCAGCCGTTGGCCATCCAAGAGTGCGTTTCCCTATCGTCAAAAACTAGCGCGTCCCCTGGCCTCATCAATGTCATTTTTCCGCCAGCGTAAAATTCGCCTTCAGATATGAGCTGGCTGCAGTAGGGAGCTTCGTCGTCAGGGGTGTGCCCCCCGAGAAAAACCAGGAGAGACAAACCTGACATCTGGTAGTCTTCGTGCGAACCTACGGACCCTTTCCCGTACACAACCGTGGCGCCCTCGCGGCGCATATTGTCAGTCGGGGATGGAAACCTGTATTGCTGTTCTGCACGATTTAGAAGCAAAAGTGCCTCTTGCAAAGTGGAGCGAAGCCAGTCTGGAACTGACCTAGATCCAACATCCCCCAGAGTCCACAACCGTGGGTCGGACCTACTGGTACCCGCTGCGTCTTCTGACACCGACCGCAGGAGTTTTTCAATAGTGAAGTTAGGGACGGTAACCTTGCCGTCAATTTTGATGGCACGCTTCATACTCGGAGAACTAAGCTCGCTTACACCCCCATTATAGCTCTTTTGACTGGGGAAGGCAAGGGTGGAAACCGCCCTTTTCACAGGGTTTTAAGTATAGCCCGCAGAATCTGAGACTCTTCTTTCTGTAGCTCTAATCTCCTCCGCCTCAGTTTTAGCTTAGTTCGCCTCATCTCCCTAACTCGACTTTCCAAGGAAAGTGCACGCACCTCTGCTAAAGAGGATGCTTGCCTCAGAGGCAAAAGCCAGTCAGTCTCGTCTAGGAAGGGGGACATTCGTCCAG